CATCATTTTCTTGTGCTTCAATGACATAGGCATCTTTTATTATTAATTCTACTTTTTTTTTTGGTGGTGTTTCACCATTTATTAAATCAATTAATTCCCCTTTGTTTATTGATTTACATTTTTTAATTCCATATTCTTCACACTTCAATAAAAGTTCTGTTTTTGATAATTTGACTAAATTCATTTCAATATTAGAGAGTATATTATTCTTATCAATCATATTATTTAATTCAATTTTTAAATAAATTAACAAATTAAATATTAATATTTTGACTATCATTAAATTTTAATTGATGTTTCTTTGTATTCAAGTGTGTATTCATAATAGATTTTACAAAAACACCAAAATCACAGCATTTGTAATAATACTTAAACTTATCCTTTCGTTATTCTTTTGTTGAATGATTATCGAGAATGTGATTTAAATAATTGTTCTTATTATAATTATCAAAACTGCACTTATTACACTTATAAGTGTCTTATCACATCTTTCTTTTCTTTTGCCTCTTTTATGTAAAGTAGTTTATAAATGTTGTTTATAACAAGAAGCAATATCAGTTCTATAATTACACTTTTCACAATAAAACTTACTTTCTATATTATTTCATATATATTTAATATTTAAATATATAAAAGAGCAGCAGAAAAAGTAAGACCATCATTGATTTTACATTTTTGATTTTTTTTACAAATGATTACCAAGTTGATGTTTTTTTTACACTGATTTTTGGTCCTTGTCCTCGTTTTTTTGAACTAGCTGGGTCATATGGACTATCTTCATCATCCGAAATTAAATCCTTGGATAATTCCCAAAATTCCTTTGAACCTAATTTAAAATCAGCGTGGTGTTCTGCCTTATACCAGAATATTTGGTCGTGTAGTTTATTGGATTTTGAATTATTATTAATAACCAAACACTCATAATTTTCAGTACATTGATCCATCACTTGGCAAAATGATTCAAATGTTGGAAACATACCTGCATAATTTTCCCAAATACGTTTACGATTTGCAATATATGGTTCTCGTAAAATAAAAACATAATCAATATTTGTACGTAAATTTGGCGGAATTCCTAGAGGATATTGCATTGTAATAATTAACATAATTTTCCAGTGGCGTCCATTCATAAATAATAAACGCATCATTTTATCTCTCGTCCATGTAGCGTCATATAAACAATCGTCTAATATAACAAATGCTCTAGGGTCAATATTTGAACGTTTAAAAGTATCCATTTCTTTTTTTACCTGTTTTAAAACTGATTTTTGCCGTTTAAGAATATTTTCAATAATAGATATATTATATTCGTCGTGAATAAATAATTTTGGAACATGAGAACTATAAAACCCATTTCCGGCTTCTGTGCCAGAAATAACAACACCAATAGGTATTTCTTGATGATAAAATAGCAAATCTCTTACTAAATAACTTTTACCGGTATCACGTCTTCCTATTAAAACTACGACAGGTCCTTTATTTTCATCAGGCTTAAAACTTATATTTCGCATATCAAATTTTTTTAATTCTAATGTCATTAATGTTTATTAGAAAATAAACATTAACATAAGACGCAATAATATAGATAAAAATAATATATAGATAAAAATAATATATAGATAAAAATAATATATATAAATTATTAATTAGTTAAAAAGCTAATAATTTATATATATTAAAAGTAATAATGGAAGCTAAACATAAAATTCAGATAACCAAACAAGAATTTAATTATATAAAGGAAGATAATCATAAACTTTTCAAAAGTTTAGAAGATAATAGTTCAATTGGTATTTTAGAACCGCAAAATTATAATCCATTGTATAATATATTTTTTGAGTTATCAAATACTAATAATAATAATATTGTTTTGAATAATAAATTACAATTACATAGTATTTTATCACAGGAAACAAATAATATTTTTAAATGTAAAATAAAATATCAGAATGATGATAAAGAAAAGCGAAATGTATATTTTAAATATAGTCCATTATTAGATCCAGTTAAATATTTACTTGGAAAATATGATATTAAAGATGAATCTTTGTTAAAATTGCCATCGTTTAATTTAAGTAATAATTGTCATCCTAAAACAAATAATTATAATAATACAGCATATGTAGATAGTTTTTTTACATATTTATCAAGTATATTGTTACACGAACATGGTTTTATTAATGGAATGGATTTTTATGGTTCTTTCTCTGCAATGAAAACTGATTTTAGAATAAATATACTCGACGAGATTGAATATTTGAACGAGTCATTGTTTTTTAAAAAGAATGATAAAATTTTATATGAGTTGGAATATATCGATAATGATGAATTTAATAGTGACACACGTAATTATAAAAAAAAGTTAATTTTTCAAGAAAATTCTAGAGAGAAATTGGAATTGTCTAATGTCACTGAATTGTTCAATCTGGATGATGTAAATGTTATATCTGATATAACAAGCGAAGCAGAAATAATATCATTAGATGATTTAAATATTCATATAATTCAAAGTTCTTTAAATAAAACAGAATCAAATGATAGCGAATCTTGTTCGTCGCGTTCATCTAACACAACAATTTGTGATAGTGAAAATAAAGACGATTCACAATCTGAAGATGATTCACAATCTGAAGATGATGAAAACAATGAAGATGATGAAAACAATGAAGATGATTATTCTGAAATTAGTAACGAAGAAGAAGAGATTGTTGCTAAACTTAAAACTTTCCCAGTTCAAGTTATTGCTCTTGAATGTTGTGAGAACACATTAGACCATATTATCATGAACCATGAGATTTCAAATGAATTATGGGATAGTATTGTAATTCAAGTATTATTTAGTCTTATTACATTTCAAAATACATTTGGATTAACTCATAATGATTTACATACAAATAATATAATGTATATTAACACTGATAAATTATTCTTATATTATAAATTAAATCATATTTATTACAAAGTGCCAACACATGGTAAAATATTTAAGATTATAGACTTTGGCCGTGCTATTTATAAATTTCGTGGAAAATTATTATGTAGTGATAGTTATCACCCAGAAGGTGATGCTGCTACACAATATAATTCAGAGCCATATTACAATAATAAAAAACCGCGTTTAGACCCAAATATGAGTTTTGATTTATGCCGTTTAGGTTGCGCGTTATATGACCATCTTATAGAACAACCCAAAACAAAAATAATTCAAATTATATTGAATTGGGTCAATGATGATAAGGGTAGAAATATATTATATAAAAATAATGGAGATGAACGCTACGCCGATTTTAAACTTTATAAAATGATTGCTCGAAGTGTAAATAATCATATACCAGTTAACGTATTGAATAATTCGTATTTTGATAAATTTATTGTTACCAAAAAAGATTTGAAGAAAAAATGTATTATGGATTTGGATGAAATACCATGTTACATGTAAATAAAAAAGTCATAAGACTTCCTTTTATTTTTTTTAAAATTTATTTATTGTATGATAACAATGTGATTACTCCCATCGCCAATCCATCTTTCCAGCTCCATATTGGTCTATACCAGAATGGTTGATTTGTTCTTCTTCGGCTCCATCTTCTGCGGTATACTGCCAATCCATCTTTCCAGAATCATATTGGTCTATACCATAATGGTTGAATTGTTCTTCTTCGGCTCCATCTTCTGCGGTATAATGCCAATCCATTTTTCCAGAATCATATTGGTCTATACCATAATGGTTGAATTGTTCTTCTTCAGCTAATACTGATTCGGCTCCATGTTCTGCGGTATATTTCATTTGATGATAATACATTTGTTCTTCTGCGTTCTCGGGTTCATCTTCTTGATCCGTAACTTCATTTAATGTCATAAGCAACTTATTCATTTCAGCATTGGAATGTTTACCAAATAAATTATTTGATACGTTTAATGCTGCTTCGGCTAATGCTGATTCGGCTTCATGTTCCATTTGCTGAAAGTGCTTATCTTCAATAACGGCGAGCCGTGCTTCAATTGTTTCAGTGTAGTTACTCAAAGTAACCAACTGATTTCCAAGACGCATTATTCGCATGTCGTTATTGCTAAGGCGGTGTTCAGTGTTTTTGAAAACAACCCAATACCAAGGGTCATCATACACTACTCTGGCCTCTCTTTTTTTGATGATGCGTTGTTGAAAATTGAACGCAATTTCATTTTCATACCAAGCATTAAAGTAAATAAATGCTTTGTAAACTGGATAATTGCGTCGTCGACTATCCGGTTGCCGGATAATACTTACCTTGTAGACATTTCCAATATGCTGGTTGTGGAAAATGTTAACAATTGTTTCTTCGTCAACCCATTGAGGGAATACGCGCGGAATCATCAATGACATACGCTGGTTCATCTGGAACTCCATTATGTATAATCGGTCGCTTTAGTTTGTTGTTATCATTAACTATAATATGAAAATAGTTTTCAATTTTTTGCATATTATCATTATTTCTCGATTGAATTAATTGTTTTATTCAGGATGGTTTTAAATTATCTAATAATAAATTATAGTAAGAATTTATTAGTTGGCATTCACTACATTTACTATTTAAATCTTTGAAACAATGATAACAATCATAATGTCCGCAACCATTTTTTATAATTTCTATGTTGTTACATACACAATCTTTATGTTTTATATTAATATCTGGTTTCTCGTTTATACTCGTAGATACATGAAATTTAATTATTCTACCATGTTTAATTTCAATATGATAGTTTTTATCTAATGCGCATAACCATTCTGCTAGTTTTACGTGTCCGTTTTCACAAGCAGAATAAAAAGCAAAATTATCGTTTGATGAAATATTAATGTCAGGTTTAACCGATACTAACCATTGTGCTATTTTTAAATTACCTTTTTTACAAGTATATCTAAAAACATATTCATTTACATATGAAATATTAATGTCAGGCTTACGTGTTAAAAGCCATTGTGCTACTTCTATATGTCCATTTATACAGGCAAAAGTAAATGAAAATTCATGCACAGCTGAAATATTAATATCGTATTTAATTGATATTATCCATTGTGCTACTTTTAAATTTCCGCTTGCACATGATTGTCTAAAAGTTAATTCATTCATGTATGACCAAACTAACTCTGGTTTAATTGAAATCAACCATTTTGCAACATCCAAATGACAATTTAAGCAAGCCCATTTATACGAATAATCCGCATAGGATGAAATATTGA